ATGGGTAACGCAAGCTTAGTCCGCCGAGGTCAGGTTGTACGTGCAATGTACAACCCAGAGCTCGACGCACTCGAACTCGTCGTAGTGAGCGGGAGAGACACCATAAGGAGGCTGCCTCTCCTAACTCAGGACGCACTGTTCGAAGGCGTCGATGCCATCAAGCCGTTCGTAATCGCACAGGGTGCTGTTTTCAGCAGCACCTGCTATCAACTCCAGGAGGCCTAACCGTGGACAAGATCGAAGTTCGTGAAGACGGAAAGTATCTCAACAACGTTCGCGTGTACAGCAAGACCGAGGCGGCGACAGTCCTCGACTGCGACAAGATGTACGTGAGCAAACTCGTGGACCTGGACAAGGTCTATGAGGTCGGGTACGCGCCATACCGGGAAGGAGTCGAGACGCCGGCGCTCTTCGTCGATGCAGACAGCGTCGACGCGTACAAGAAAGTGTTCCGCCACAAAGATGACAACGCTCCGCACCAGTACGTCATCGAGCTGATGCCGGAAGCCATCACGCCAGTCCTCAAGTTCCTCGACGCATACATCAACGAAGTCAAGGTCCACAACGTCGAAGAGGTCCGTAAAGCCTTGGAAGCATTCATCCCAGCGCTCAAGGACGCCAAGGATTTGACCGAGGCTCGCCGAAAGTACGCACAGCGCAAGCACGCGGCGTAACTTCACACCAAAAGACGGGACAGAGATCACGAGCCAGGGTGAGAGTTCTGGTTCATAATAAAGATAGCCTAAGGAGGCTAACCATGTCCAAGATAATGTACCGTGTCGAGGTCGTTGTGTACGAGATCCAAATCGAAGATGACGGCGACGAGGAAGTCGAGAACGTTGTCTTCGAAGCTCTCGTCGGAGAGGCCGAGGAGGGAGACAAGCACACGTACCAAGACATCATCGCGGAAGACCTCCTCGGCGCATCCATGGCAGCGCTCATCGAACTTGCCGGAGGAGGTGACATTACTCCAGACAAAGCCCTCGAAGACTTCTTCATGGCGATCTACGGGTAAATCAACATCCATCCGAATGACACGTGGTCGTTGATACCGTGTCAAGGAGATTACAAATGGAAGCGAAGCTGTTCAGACATATCACCGATGTCGGAGCGGAAGAGATGATGGACGCACTGTACGAGGCTATCCTCGAACACGTCCGAGCCAACGCTTGTGCGGGGAACATCGACGTCGAGCTCGAAGCAGAAGAGATCCGCAAGACGCAATGGTTCAAAGAATGCCGAGAGTGCTCGGAGCTCGAGAGCGAAGACGACGAGAATCTCAATGAAGTCGAGAAAGCTGAAACTCTCGTCGTCGAATGGCTCTCGGCGAACACGATCGCTCATTTCTGCGGTGGTAGCTATTTAGCTAATAAGGAGGTTTAGAGTGTACAACATACCAGTAAGCAAAGTTACACCGTACAGCAACCAGCTAATGGTTGACTACGGACTCTCGAAGGACATGTACGACAAGATCGTCGAGTACATGGCCGCACACGTCCGCGAGTTCGTTGACGGTTACGATAAGGTCAGCGCAACCGTACTCGCTGAGTGGTGTGCCAGCAAACTCGGTCACGACGAATGGCTGGATGGGAACACGCACCCAGTCTGGGATCTCGCCTGCGACTTTGCAGTGTGTCTCGAAGACGATCTCAAGAATAAGGAGGCATAGCATGAAACTGGTCCTGTTCATCAACCACGAGCAAGAAGCCATCGCGTTCACCGAAGAAGAGCTGAGCGTAATCAAAGGAGCTGTCAGCGACCTCATCGACCTCACTAACAACGGCATACGCTTCGACCCAGATCCGGAAACGAGGGCAGAGGCGGAATACTACGTCAAAGTCCTCGAGGAAACTCTACTCAAACTTCGTACAAAAGAGGAACGATGATCACAAGGGCAACAATGCCTATCGAGCTGCCGAAGGAACAAGTCCTCAAAGCTCCGACGTCCCGCTGGGATGTCGTCCGAACCTACCGGACGCCAGACGGAACAGAACATCAGGACAAGTTCGATGTGAGCGATTCCGAGATCCGCCTGATCCACATGGTTGTTAGCGAACGCATCAGGTGGATCGAGGAAAAACCAGGATGGCGAGTACGTTCCTGGAAGATCGAGCATGATCGCCTCGTCGAATTGCTTTGCACGATCGACGTATAGTCAACCCAGAGTCGTGGTCACGCATACGATATCACGTGATAAGGAGATTACAAATGTTACAGCTCAAGCAGACCGAAGAACGTGTCGGCGATCGTGGTGGTGTACACGACACGTACGAACTCGCCGTGGACGGCATCCCAGTCGCAACGATCAACCACTTCGTCGAATACACACTAGACGAAGTTCCCGTGACGTTCGAACCCGCAATGTGCAACGAAGTTGCCCTCTTCGTCGAAGAAACGAGTTTGGAAGATGAACTCGGGTTCGAAGAAGAAGACACGGACAGTTAGCTAACTAGTACTACAACTGAATAGTTCGGAGAAGGAAGCCTTGTGAGGTAAAACCGGAGCAAGGCTTCCTTATAACTTTCTATCAGACAACCTAAGGAGATCACAAATGGACATTACGTTGCAAGAGTGGACCAAAGAATCCTACGAGATGTACAAACACTTGGAAAGCCTCGACGAGGATGGCGCGAACGAGTTCGTCTGCAACATGATCAACATGTTCCTCAAGATCCCTGGATGCACGAACGCCGTGATCGCAGCGATCCCGGACGACTACGAAGCAAACAGCAATCTGATCGGAGACAACATTACTAAGAACGCTCTTGCGTTCAGCTACATCTGGGATTTGATCTTCTCATCAAGAAACTGGAGAAGGTGTTCAACAGCAAGTAACTAACTAGTACCCACAACACGAGGGGTGGAGGCGTGCATCGCTTCGACCCCTCCTTTGTGTGTACTAGCCGGCGTAGGCTAGCACTACGAGCTAAGGAGGCTAACATGTGCCTACGGAACACTAAGCAGACGATCGAAGACCTAAAAGAGCTTGCAACTCTCATCGAGGCCTTACACGGAGACTACAACTCTCCCGAGTTCCATTACCTCAATCCTGACATCGACGACCTCATCAGACGAACCACAGGATCACTCTTGGGCATCGCAACCTTCAAAGACGAACTCAAGAACCTCGAGGACATATACTCGAAAGTGCACGAGGGCATCCCGTACAAAGACATGCTCGAGGTCGATTGGGATGCATGGGTACATTCAACAATCTTGGACACAGAGGAGGTGTAAGCTGAAACATATCCCGTACCTACCAAGAGGACCTGGTCCTCCAAGGACAGTCCATCGTGGTATCGGACCACCACGCATTAGAGGTCCGCCTCCCAAGGGAGTAGTCTGCTCAGCTCTCGACAACTAAATACACATCCTGCGCAGGCCGTTGGGATCCCGGCTAAAAATGCCGAAGGCGCTGCGAACGACAGAAGGAGTACCCAGCCCCCACTCTGCCTAGCCGCTGCCAACGATGCCCACCTCCTCTCACTCGCGGAGACTGTGACAAACGTCACGCAATACTTGTGATGACGGGTACTTGACTTTGCACTTGTTCTGTTATATACTTATATCAAGAACAAAAACTAGTTGAAGGAGACTACGATGGCTAAGATGTTCGATAAGACGGTCGAGTACGACGACCAGACGTACGTGCAGGAAGACGGCAAGGCGTCTGTCCGCGTGTACGACAAGAAGGAAGCGATGGCAATTCTCGGAATTGCCCATCCAGCGCAGATCACGCAACTGATCACGTCCGGCAAAGTGGGCGCGGTCGGGTACGTGCCAGTAAATGAAAAATCCGGTACGACGAAGCTACTGCTCGACGCGGACAGCGTGGATGCTTTCAAGCTCGAGGTACGGCATCACGGAGCAAACGGGGTACAACGTTTCGAGATCACAATCGCCCCGGCCGACTTGAGCGACGCGATCGACAAGATCATGCTCGTAATGACAGATCCCGAAGCCGGCGACGAAGAACTCGCGAAGCTCGGCAAGATCGTTCATGCACTCCAACACGCGAAGAACTTGACGGCGCGCAGCAGCGAGTACATGCGCGACCGCAAGCGACGGCAGGCGGCGAAGGACGACGTCATGCCGAACGGCAAGCTTCACCTCGAAGCGTAAGCACGCACACCACAGGAAGCTCGCAGGCCTTGTTTGCAAACGCAGAAAGCAACAGAGCCTGCAAGCGTCGTTCTTACAGACCAACGTTCCAGACGAGCCTGCGAGTGAGGAGAGTACAGCACTTTTAGCAAAGCGATGCCCGTCATGGCAGAAATTTGGTCTGAAATTTTCTGTTGTACAATTTTTTACTAATGATATATATATATATATATATATATATAAAGATTAGATTATTATATTTATATATATCTCCAAAAAACAATATATACAACAAAGTAATCTTCATTCTATTATCGTAACGTGTATGTTACGATTCGTAACAAAGTACACCCGGAAAAGTAACGATTCTTTACCTTACCCGTTACGATTCTTTATTGTTTCATAAGTTGTACAATTCTCGAAATAGCACAACCGAACAACAAACCATAGAAGCAAAGAACTTACAAATTCCATACAGAAACCGGGACTTTCGACACAGCACAAAAATAAAAAGCACATTACGGTGTTAGTTATTTCAGAAGTATAAACCCTCTCACCATAGCGAAAATAACACCAAAACAGTAGCGAGCCGAATTCAAATACCGCTCACTTTATGCTAATTTGGGATAAAGTGATAAAAACAATTTTGTACAAACATGAGGGACGAGAAAAACATATAGATCCTTAATTTTCGATATTCCGGGCATAGCGAAAAAACCACTTTTTCGCTACGCTGAGTATAGAAAAAACCACTTTTTCGCTACTCACGTAGCAAAATTCAAAACACTTACGTGTTGTACAAAATCGCTAAAAGTGCCTTGAACTCGCTATGCTGAATTCTAATACCTCTCACTTTTTCTCGAAAATATGTAGACAAATGAACAAAAAACTGCGAGCCGAATTCAAATACCGCTCACTGCGCCGTTACGACGTGCACTGGGTGTCAATTTGGGGTGTGCCTTACTACATTGATAGGCCGAAGCTAGCAATGCTAATTACACCACGGCAACGCAAATGTTACAAGCAAAGGAGGTATAAAACTCAGTTCAATGTACATGACAAAAGACACTAGGTACGATGTTTGGTTCTAGTATAAAATAATAATAGCGAGCAAATCAACTCACACGCTCCAGGCAACGCGTGTGAGAAAACTATTCTCTATGAAAGGAGATCAAAATGCCTAGCAATATCGACGGAAAGGTTTTCTATTCGATCAAGGAAGCCGCAGAGGTCAGCGGCAAGTCGCCGATGGTGATGAACAGCATCGTCCGGCGAGCGGACCTCGAGAGCAAAGCGCAGAAGGTTGATCCCGAGGTGAAGGTGAACGGCCCGACGAGCGTGTGGGTCGAGATGAACGGCCGTCATCAGCGAGGAATCGAGGAATCGGTGTTGACCGCTTACGTGACGTCGCTCGCCACCAGGACGACCGGCACGCGCAGCCAGGACGGACGGAAGAAGTTCTACATCCGTCTCTCCGGCACCGAGCTCGAGCAGGTGAAGAGCCTGTTCGGCGACGCCGTGTCCGCCAGCTTGAAGCCGGCTACGAACTACGACCCGGCGCGCAGCAAAGCCTACCGCATCAAGCGTGCCGCGGCCGAGCGCAAGAACAAGGAAGAAGCAGCCGCCAAGGCCTAGCAGCTGGCCTCATGACCGACCTTACTAGCACGTGCGGTCATGTCATGAATACCGGCGTGTTAGTAACGTGTCAAGGTGTTGGCTCAAGGTGCAGGGCAAACTGTCAGGTTTGCCCTCACCCTTCTACGATCGACTTTATAGGAGTGCTTGCCACTCCATAGTTTCAACGGGGGTTGAAGCGGTCGATCGTAGAAGGGTGCGACATTGTACTCAGCCAACTGCGATCGGTGCGGGACTACATATCCCGCTTGCGCCGATACACACGGGCAAAGAAAGCCGATCGCAGTTGGGTGCGGACAATCCGCGCCTGTAGCCTCCTTAGGATAGTTAGCTAGGTCCAGCACATGCTCGACCTAGCTAACTAACCAACTATATGGGCAACGGACGCTTCCGCGTAGCAGTACGTGAGACAGGCCAAATGGTATGCGAATGTAATGTTCGCAGACTGAGTTCGATGCTCAGGTTGTCCACAAAGCATTGGGAGCAACAATATGGTCATGCCGTTCCCCAAAAGTATCTCTTTTCTACACATAGCACTCATCCTCTTGCTCCTCATCATAGCGAGAAGCTGCAGCGACGAAGCTGATTGGGAACGGCTCGCTCCGTCAGTCCTTACTGCTCCCACTCCTACATTCATCTACTTCTATCCCGACCCAGCTCATGAAGTTGGATGCTGGGTAACATCAAACGGCAACGGTATATCTTGCTTGTATCAAAGCTTTACGACACCAGAACCAATTCCCAATCCAAAAAGGAGAGCATCAAATGGCAGCTAATCAGCCAACCAAACCGGCCGCGAATCTAGACGATGGAACACTCGTCTCACCTGACGTCATCAAAGGACGTCTCATTGAGTTATTCGACGAGTACTGGAAGACGGAGAACATCTCGGCACTCGTCGCAGACGGTGCAACCACCGACGACATCATCGAAGATTTCACACTCTGGGTTCAAAGTCAGGAAGGCGTCGACCCGCTCGACGCTGCCCCCGAAATGGATGAGGACGATGACGAACCCGAAGTCAACAGCGACTAAATTCGAGGGCCTCAACGGTTGCGTAACGACGGCTAAGCCACCGACTGACGTATTCAAGTACGCGGCGGCGTCTATGGAGTATGCCAACAGGCACCTCGACCCTCCAACTAACTCGATCGCCATCGAAGACCTCGTCGCCGAGCGTAGCAAGAAGTACGGGGACGCACACCTCACAACGTCGAGGATTGTGCGTCTCCTGAGCGAGAGTTGCTTACTAGATAACATCCTAGTAAGCAACCTCTTTTTCTGCTGGCTAATGATCCTAAACAAGTTAGTACGAGCGTTGGCAGATCCGAACTACCTCGACAATTGGCAAGACATCGCCGGATACGCTGAACTCGCGCTGAAGGAACTGGAGGCTAAGCATGTCAACTGACCTATGCATCGTCAGTCCGAGCAGTGCTCCTGAGTGGGCTCTACTAGGAGACAGAGTATTCCTGCAAGCTGGGTGGAAACATCCTGATCTCGAGCTCCTGAACGACAAATACGTCATCTTGGACATGCAACATCCAGTCTCTGGCGCCGCGAACGTGCAACGCGGCCCAATCTCGATGGACGAGTTAGAAGCCTACTACAGTGTCATTCGAAGGGTCCAGCCAGACGAAGTAGTCGTGCCGGACGTGTTGCTTGACAGCAAAGCCACGTTAGTATCTACGAAGAAGTTCTTCGAGCACCTTCCGACCGACATCGCCGAGCGCGAACTAGCTTACATGTTCGTTCCTCAAGGCAATACGGCTGACGAGTGGCTTCAATCGCGCGACGACATGACGGAAGCTCCGTTCTACAACCGAATTAGCACGGTCGGCATTGCAATGCACATGGAACGCTTCATTAGCCGCTTCGCGCTGCTTGACGAGGTCCCTAAACATTGCAAGATACACTTCCTCGGCTGCTGGCGAGGTGTTGGCGAACTCACCTACGATCACCTCATCCGGTCATGGGACACTAGCTTACCAATCGCTGCGGCACAGGAAGACAAGTACCTCAGTAATATGCCAAGAGACTACAAACCGCACCTCGTCGAAGGTAAACACGTAGACTCTTTGACTGCAATTGCGAACTTGGCATACTGCAAGAGACTACTGTCAGGTCCTCTATGATCGCACCTGGTATGTTTGCCACATTCTCGTTCTTGGCAGCGTACTATTCGAAGGATATGGTGAAGCCGATCTCCAAGATAGCTGTAGGCGACGGAGTATGTTACCTAATGAGATCACGGGCAACGTTCGTCATACCTAACTTGGAGAATGGCTTCCCCGACCTTACGAAGATCCCAATGGAAGAACTAGCCACAAGCAAGTCAATCGGCGACTGGCAAGCCATACTATCCAAACATGGCGTTTTACGTTTGGACGAGTAGGAGCAGCTAAGCTTTGACGGCCTGACGCGCTTGGCCTCAGAGGCTAGAACTAAGTGAGTAGCAAGCGTGCAAGGGCGGCTCAAGTGTACATTACGCCGTTACGCGATGTTGAGTGTTTGTCTGGGTGTGCGTGCATCCATGGCGAAAGGATTGCGATGAAGAAATTACTAGAAGACAACAGGGTGATCGTAGGCCTTATATTCTCCGATGGCACTGTACTCAAAGTCGGAAGCAACAACGTTACAATGATTCTTGCCTGCGAGGATTGGTTCTCGATCTACTACGGAGAAGAGTGCGTTCTAGCTGAGCGTGCAAACGGCAGGTTCGTTGCAACCGTTCAATACGAGGTATCTACATGACAATGAACGACTTCAGCTTTGAAACTGTGCACGACGACGAACGCAAAGCGTTCCGCAACAGAGTAGTCGCAGAAGGCTATGTCTGGAACGAAGAGATGCAGATGGGTGAGCATCGAGCCATCGCGATCAAGGCTCTCAACCACGTTCTGATAACCGACTTGCATGTTCATCACATCGACCATAACAAGAAGAATAACAAGCCGGAGAACTTGATTGTGCTGAGTGCTACAGCGCACGAGGTCGTCCACGTATGTACAATGTTCTTTCCGTTTCCTAACGGTGGGCAACGTTACCTTCTGAAGCCCGAGAACCTTCTCAAGTTTCTTGACGATGCTCACATGCACTATGAGTATGTAGGTGGGATATGAGTTTTTTCAAATCTCTATCAGAGTTGCTATGGCAAACAGCAACAGATCAGGCAACCATGTTGGAGCTAGCTGCGTGGCGTGCAGAGCAAGAAGGTGACTCTAAAGGTGCTAAGGCTCTTGAAGACGGAGCAAGGGTTCTAGCTGGTCAAGCTGAGCAGCATCGCCGAACGATGGAAGCGATTGAAAAGAAATGAACACTCAATCCTTTGTGTATAAGTACCGTCGTATTCTCACCAGCGATCAGGTAAACGAGTTGATGGACGACATCAAACTGCTCGAGCGCGAACATGGAGAAGATATCATCGAGCCTGTTGGCGTGCAAGCAGGAGAGTACGTAATCCACGCGTTCGACCCCGGTGCGACTACAGGCTTTGCGGTTTGCAACGTCGTGAGCAAGGAACTAAAAGTTCTAGTAGCGTGCGAACTCTACAACTGGGACGACTTCGCGTTGTGGGAATCTAGGTGGATTCCTAGATACAGACCCACCGTTGTTGTTGTTGAGTCGTTTAGATTGTTCCAGCAACACGCTCACGACCAGATAGGAAGCTACTTTCCTGCAGTAGAGCGCATCGGAGTCATCAAGTACTTGTGCTCGCAGCACCTTATACCCATTGTAGAACAGTCCCCATCCTGCAAGAGCATGCTTGGAGACGAGCAGCTTTTGAAGCTTCTTCCAGATTCAGCAGGATTCAAATCTCCTCACATCAAGGATGCTTTGCGGCATGCGCTTTATTACCATCTTAGCAAGGTCTATCCATCACATGGTCCAAAGAAGCCTTCAAAGTACGGAACAAAAGTCCCTGGTTCACTTATCTTGGTCTAGATTATAATAAAATTGTACCAAGAAACTGGCAGACCAACTGCTATGGAACAAATTCTCTACCCATTCCAAATCATCGGCACAAAGTTTTTAGCAGAGCGAAGAGGAGCTCTGCTAGCTGACGTTATGGGTCTTGGAAAGTCAGTCCAAGCCGTCTGCGCAGCACGACAGAAGAAAGGTCCTATACTGATCATTGTTCGTCCTCTCAACATGCGCTTCTGGATTTCAACGATACGACAGTGGGACGATCCAAACGTGCCAATCAAAGTCTGCGGGCCTGCTGGAGCATTTGATGCAGACATCGTGAAGAGCTGGTTCGCAAAGAGACAGCGTGGGTACCTTATCGTTCACCACGAAGCACTGCGCTATGCAGTGAAGGTGTTGCAAGCATTCGGTATTTGGGAAGTGATCATTGCAGACGAGGCGCACAAGTTCCGCAATCGCAAAGCTCAGATGACGAAGTGCCTGAAACAAATTCCCTCATACTATCGCTGGGCACTAACGGGCACACCGTTCGACAAGCAACCGAATGAGTTTTGGTCGGTAATGAACTGGCTGAATCCTGCAGTGTTCTCGGCTTACTGGAGATTCTTCGAAGAGTACGTCGAGCTTGACAAATATACAGGAAAGGTAAAAGGACCGAAGAATGTCGAAGTACTAGCAACAACGTTGTCGCCATACTATCTTCGCAGAACGAAGGAAGAGGTGTTACCTCAGCTGCCACCGAAGATGTATCGAACCATCGAGCTCGACATGACTAAGGAGCAGGCAGCTATCTACAAAAAGGTCGAGGAAGAGACGTTAGTGAATCTCACTGGCGATCCTGCAGATACATTCTTCATCGGCAACATTCTTTCCCGTATAGCACACCTCAGGAAAGTCGCGCTCGACCCCATGCTGATCGGGGTCGACGTAGAAGGCGTAAAGATCCAATGGATAACGGAGTGGATCGACTTGTATGACGTGCCGTTTGCTATCTTCGTCCATTCGCGTGAGTACGCAAACTCACTTGGGGTGTGCCTGCCCCACGTTGGAGTTATATCGGGGTCAGTGAGCCAATCTGATAGGGACAAAGTGCTCGCCGACTTCAACTCCGGCAAGCTCCGTGGCATCGTAGGTACAATCGATACGATGAGCGAAAGTATCAACCTCCAACGTGCTCGCGTGTCGATCTTCATGGAGCTTCACTGGTCTTCCATTATGATGGATCAAGCAGAGAACCGTATACATAGAATGAACAGCCCTGATAGTGTTGAAATCATTCGGCTCATTTGTCCTGGAACCGTTGACGAACTTATTCTCGAGGCGCTTCGCAAGAAGTGGAGCGATCGTAGGCTAGTCGAAGCATTCCTCAAGATGAAGAGGCAAGTATGATCGTCAAGCTTACTTACTTTGCTTTGAACGGAGACGAACACAAGACAGTTGAAGCTGAACTGCCCGATGAACCTATGTGGATGATGGCAACAAGGATCAAACAGTCGATGCTGCTCAAGCGACTTCCTGGACTTGAGCTGGGACATCGCGACTACCACGTGCTTGTCGATAGGAACGGCATGCTACATCTAGTCTTAGCAAAGAGGTGACAATGAGCAACTTACTTGCAAAATACGGTCCGAGAATCAAGAGCAAGCGTGTACGTTGGGTTCTATGTTTCCTGCACCTTGCTTGGGTTGCGTTGCTGTATGGACCAGACGAAGGTGTCTCACAGTCGATATGTAAAAACATTGCGGAGTACTACTACTGCCTTACGTGGCCGAAGGATTGGAGGCCCGTGCCAATACTGCTTACAGAAGAAGAAGACGGGTACGGGTACATCAGCGGTACCTCGCATGGACGAAGGGAGTGAACAAATGGACATTGTGCTTGGTGTTGTGCTTGTAACAGCATTTCCGTTCTTGTGGGGCTTTTTCCTTGCCATCGGGTGGCGAACTGGCGAGCTTGCAATCTGGTTCGGCAAGCAGCTCGCGGAGAAATATCTATAAATAGTAGACGTAAGTCAAGACCGGTTAGGAGTTTAGATGGATTGGTTAGCTACTATACTAAACGTTTTAGGATTAGTTATACTTCCAACTAATCCACGCGTGGCACTAGTAGTCTATTCTATTGCGAACATATCACTGTTCGTTTGGGCAGTAAGAGGCAAGAAGTCAGTTGCCATCGCCACGTCGCAAGTTGTGTTTCTAGCTCTGAACGTCCGCGCGTTCATTATTTGGAGCATGCCATGAACAAATATGAAGTCCACGTTTCTGATTTGATATCGTTCAAGTCGTGTAGACGGAAGTGGGATTGGAGTTCACCACTACGTCGTGGTCTTGAACCAGAACGCACTCCTATTCAGTTCCTCGTTGGTAGAGCGGTGCACTGGGCCTTAGCTCAGTTCTATGAGTCAGGCGTCAAGCCGTCTGCAGCGTTCAACCTCTTTACAGAACGCGCGCTTAGGACCGAAGGCGCGCTATGGATGAACGAATCGGAGCTGCTGAAACAACAGCTTGCTTTGGGTGCAGCGATGTGCGACAACTACGTCTTGTGGGTCAATTCTATAGAGTCTCCTGACAAGGACTGGGATGTTGTTGCAACTGAAGTCAAGTACGAGACTCCCCTCTTCAATCCTCGCGGCAGGCTGTCGAATAGGATCTATTTGGCCGGACGGTTCGATCAGATCATCCGCAACAAGCATACTGGATCGTTGTGGCTTCGCGAGTTCAAGACGTCGAAGCGGTCTCCTGACGAAGAGTGGCTTGACTTCGACGATCAGTGCACGTCGTATTGTGTACCACTGAGATCCGAGATACTAACGAGGACCGGTTGGAAGACGTATAACCAACTTGTGGTAGGCGAAGAAGCTCTTGGATACAACCTCGATGGGGACTGCTTGGAATGGACGGAGGTAGAAGCAGTCCGAGTATACCAAGACCAGCCGGTGATAACCTACTCAGGCAAGTCGTTTTCCTTTGATTGCACCAAAGATCACAAGTGGGTTCAACGTAGACCGGAGTGGTCAACCTTCAAAGATAAAATCTTGCTAGAACCTATTCGTCCGGGACTCCAACAAACGTACGTTGTGATGTCGGCACTTCTGAACTCTCCTACGGTAAACGTCACCGAAGACGAGGCAGCATGCTTAGCGTGGCTGCTTAGTGACGGATCGTACGGTGAGTACGACAGAGGACTTCGCGCCTCGATAGCACAAAAGAAGTACGTGGAAGAGATTCAGGGTCTGCTAGACCGTCTCGGTGGGAATTCCGTGTACTCTCGAATCGAGAAAGATCATAGTGGACCTGGAATCTTTGTCTGGCATTTGAGAGTACCGTTCTTTAGAAAACTGTTCTCCAAGGCTGGGCTTGAAATGGATCTAAGTGGATGGGAGAACTTTGTACTCGGAATGTCCGCAGATGCACGTATTGCGTTTTGCGACGCAGCTATGCTCGCAGAAGGTAGCAACAACAAGTCGTTCTTTCAGAATCCCGGAGTGAAACACGACTTATTCAAACTAGCATTCTTCCTATGCGGATCCTTTCCCACAAAAAGTAAGTCGAGCGGTGGAGAAGGTTCTAACTGTGAGTACTTCACCGTAAGCGAAGGACGTAAGTGGACGAGGGTCATCAAGATATCGGATCAAGGGATACGCGAAGGTGTTTGGTGTCCGCAAACCTCACTACGTACTTGGGTGATGCGGCAAGATGGGCAGATTGTGATCACAGGTAACTGCTGGGCCGCAGGACAAATTTATGGTGAGCCAATCAGGGGTGTGCAATACCGGTTCCTTATGAAACGTACACCCGAAGAGCCTAACACGCTCAAGAACGGTAGCCTTAGCCGAGCGATCAACTCACAGCTATCTACGACTTACGAAGTTTACCTCGGAGCTCTTGCGAAACTTGCTCAACGTCAAGCTATGCAGGACACTCTGAAGCCTATCGACGATCCTGCAACGGTTGCAGTAACATCTATCTATTTCCTGGCTCTTACAGACGAGTACCACGACGTTCTCATCGAGCTGAAAGGGCGAGGATGGGGTGAATACTTCATTGAGATTCCTATCAATAAGACGGAACATGAGCTCGAGATGCAAGCGAGAGAGCTGTGGAGCGTCGGCTTGGAAATGGTTCGCAAGAACATCCCCATCTACGCCGCTCCGGGTTGGCTAAAATGCCAATGGTGTAGCTTCAAGACTCCATGTCGTCTATGCAACGCCGGAGCTAACTATGAACAAGTGTTAGAGCATACCTATCGTGTTCGTCAGCCCGAACTTGAGATCGAAGAGGAGGAGGTTGAACAATGAAACTTGTACAGCATTCCTTTGAAGTTACATACCCGGCGTCTTTGGTAGATGCCCAGCAAGAACTGAAGGCCATTGAATCATCCGGCCGTCTGTGTTACAAGTCTGAGGATAGAATCACTCAATCCAGCTATCGCGTCTTCATCGAGAGTGTTATAAAGCGTGGACACTGGAGCATTGTGGAGCACGCGATAATGCGTGCACACATCGTCACGAATCGTGGAGTAACGCACGAGCTTGTACGCCATAGGCTCGCATCGTACTCGCAGGAGAGCACTCGATACTGCAATTATTCGGGAGGAAAGTTCGGAGGTGAACTTTCCTTCATTCAGCCCGATGAACTGGTAGACGATGCATTAGCTTCTTGGTTTACGTGTATGCAAATGTGTGAACGCCATTACCTGGAAATGATCAAAATGGGTGTATCACCACAAGTAGCCAGAGGCGTATTGCCAAACGATCTAAAAGCAGAGATTGATGTAACTGCCAATCTTCGTGAGTGGTACCATATCTTCGATCTCAGAACATCACCTGCTGCACATCCGCACATGCAGAAGGTCATGCTGTTAGGGTTAGAGCAGGCCATGCTATACTTCCCAGTAGTCTTCAATAATCTTAGGAAGGAGGTTGAACAATGATTGAAGTCAACGGACACGTATATCCTTGCAAAGCCCCGAGCAACGCACCCGATGAAACGGACAAGGTGCAAGAGAACCTGATGTTCGCTGCCGAGACGCTGGAGTCTCTACGCAACGTACCTGCAACTAGGTATGTAGGTAGTTCGTGGCAGGAGTGGATATTTGAACTGATACCCATTGTCGCGCGTTTCTACCACGCCCACAGCGCCGACGTCTTTAGCGAGTGGATCGATCGCTATGTACCTTCCAAACTTGTTGTAAAGAAGGAGATATCATAATGCGTGTATGGACTCCAACTAGTACACATTTGAAGTTATTCGCGTACGGAGCAGCTGGAGCTGGGAAGACGACATTATTCTCAACGGGACTTGATGATCCTCGTACGGCGGCGATGCTATGGCTAAACTGCGGTGGCAACCCGGAATCGATCCGTACTCGACCCGATCTGCCACCTATTCTTACCATCGAGCAGATCTCCGACCTAAACCCTATTTACGATTGGCTCGTTGCAGGGCAGCCGACCGAGGCTCCGGTCAAGCCTCATCCTTTCATCGTCATGTGCAACAGCATGGGCATCGAGCTCAAGCCGCCGTACGACACTATCGTCTTCGATGGCCTCACCGAGTTTCAGCGAATCGCTGTCAACGAGGTTGCAGGGAACAAGATGAAGGGTCCCGGCGACAAGTTGGAAAAGACGTCGCTGCCAGAGTGGGGTGAGGCGTTGAATCGCTTGGTCCACGTCACTAGGTTGTTTTTCAACCTTCCTATGAACGTGCTGTTCTCATGCCTTGAAGACGATAGGAGCAACGCTGACGGTATCGTCAAAACCATTCCATGGCTGTGGGGGCAAGCTCGTGATGAAGTTCCAGCGTACGCGCTCTGCGTGGGTCGTGTCGTACGCACAGCAAAGATTACTACAGCAGCCGAACGTGCGAAGATGGTAGGAGCGTACAGCACTTTGTACATCGACCAGGTAGGCCAGTTCGATGCGAAGCAGCAGTACGTCCAACACGGGCCAGCATTCATCTCCGAACCTACTATCACCAAACTGCTTGATGTTCTTACGATTGGTTGTGACGGGCACCCAGTCGTTGAAGGGCAAATCTAACTCTAACCGAAACCAAGGAGTAACAAAATGCCGAAGACAGATCCGATCATGACCGATGAGTTCTTCGAAGCCGACTTTACTGGCGTCGAAGAAGCTCCGAGCGGCGTTCTGCTGTTGACGCTCACCAAGTACGGCGGTGCGATGTCGAAAGCGAACAACCGCATGGTGAACATCCAACTCAAGGTAGCTGGCGGCGAGGACAACAAGTTCAACGGCCGCATGGTGTTCGATTCGCTGATGCTCGAAACCGATGCGCGGTTCCGCACAGTGAACTTCTTCAAGTCCTTCCTGGGCGAGATGCCCACGAACATCAAGGCAGCCTTCGAGAGCGCGCTCGGCCAGTCCGTGTGGTGCCTCGTCATCCCTGAAGAAGGCAAGGGCGAGTACGCTGGCACCGTCCGACCGCGCATCCAGAAATATGGAATTCGAGCTCCCGCCGCCTAGCATCTAGTAAGCGAAGGTAGTAACCCGTCAGCTACCTTCGCTTTAGGTGACCATGTTCGACAGAATCTTCGCAGATGCACCAGAAAACACGTACGTATCACTTTGGGCGTTGCCGCACTCGCCTACCTATCTGAAGCCTGCCGACTTCGTTAGAATTGCTTCCGACACCGATCCTAGAGGTGGTGACACATACTACGGTGTCGCGCTTAGGAAAACTCCTGGTGACGAGAAGTCTGACGTATACGGAACGAGAGCTTTGTGGGTCGACGTTGACGTGCTTACGTTACCGAGATCGACGTACTACCCGTCAATTATTGTGCACAGTGGTGGGGGTTTTCATCTCTATTGGCTACTGAAGGAATGGTGCACTGACATTGCCAAGATCGAGGAAGCGAACAAGCTACTTGCTAAACTTGTCGAAGGTGATTCATGCCATAACGTAAATCGTTTCTTACGTGTACCGGGAACGCTAAATGCGAAGCGTGGAGCAAGATGCAAACTTGGGCAAGTTCACGACTATATGTACGGCATTCAGGACTTCAAGGTACTTGCGGGGTTAGACAGTAAAGCACAGCACAAGATTCGGACAGGTGACCGACGAGGCTATAGGTCGAGGAGTGAACGTGATTGGGCAATCATAGCTGCGCTTATTGAGGCAGGCGCAAGCGACGATCTTATACGAACTCTATTCATCTCGCAACCATGTGGAGATAAATTCCGTGATCCAGAAACTAATGGACCTGAGTACCTTGCACACACCATTGAGAAAGCGAGGATGGCAGCTCTTAGTGGCTCGCTTGTCGTAAAGAAGTCAACTGGACCAATGATCGTAGAGTGTCCAGATGGTTACTACATCGATGGTGCAAGAGGCAGAAAGAGAATATCAACGTTTGTGTTAGATCCTACTATCATGCTCGCTCGGGACATGAGCGAAGATACAAGTGAAGACGCAATTGTTTGTGACGTGATTCATCCGAATCATACGTGGAAGGATGTGATCTTCCCTCGGTCGGCTTTCAATGATAGAAAGTCGCTCGATAAGAGACTATCACTAGTTGCTTGGACGTGGCTTGGGAGAGACGACGATGTTAGGTTGCTGCTTCCTCACTTGCTAACAAAGTTAGAGGCAAAAGGTTTACCCAAGACAGCTGCAACGCAGGTGTTAGGTAGACACGGAGACTACTTCGTAGCCAACACGCAATGCGTGAGTAAGGACGAAATGTGGAATGGAACAACTGGTCCAATTGTTTTCTTCGGAGCTGCAAGAGAGCGTCCAGAGCTATTGTACAACAATGGGCCTGAAGTAGGTTTGGACATCAACAGTCTACTTCAAATCAACAACCCAGCCATTATATGGCCTATAATAGGCTGGTTCATGGCTACTCCCTACAAACCGTTGTTAGAAATCTATGAGTTACGCTTTCCAGTACTAAACGTCTATGGTACAAAAGGAAGTGGCAAGACAGCAACGCTACGCGTGATGCAGAAACTAATGGGGTACAAGATACCTCATATGTACGACTGCGCGACGACGAAGTTTGTAAAACTAACTCTGCTTGGTTCTACTAACGCTGTGCCAATTTCATTTAGCGAGTACAGAGCACACCTTGTGGAACAAGTATTGCATTACGTGTTGTTGGCGTATGACACAGGCCATGACCCAAGAGGCAAGAGCGACCAAACAACCGTCGACTATCCGTTGACGTCTCCGTTCAGCATTGACGGAGAAGACGTCATAAGCGATCCTGCAGCGAAGGAGCGGATAGTCGGCGTACGAATGACGCCAGCTACGGTGTACGAAGGCACACCAGCATACAAGGCGTTCAAGTCGCTTGACCTAACTAGCGCTTCGCAGTTCGCAATGGGTTACATACAACATACTTTGGGTCTAGATGTAGGTAGACTCGTTACGTTTGCTCGCGAAGTAGTTACAGACGCATTCCCCCAATCGCTACCCGAACGAGTACGTAACAACATGATCGTCGTAGCAGTAGGCATCGCGTCATTTTGTGAATACACCGGAACGGTACTACCCGATGTCCAGATGGTTTTAGGGGGTGTGCTCTCCTCGGTCTGGAGCGAAGAGACAGGTAGAGGCTCTGTAGCCAGCGACGAGTTCTGCGAAGCAGTTTGCAACTCAGTTTCAAGGCATAAGGCCGATTTCTATTATTACGTTGAAGATAACGTTGTATGGTTTCAACTAGCAACAGCGTTTGCGTGGTGGCTACGAGCACGTTCACTTACGAGACAACCTACACTCGATCGAGATGCAATCCGAAACCAATTACACGAACGTAACATCGAACTGGGTGTCAAAGGTCAGTACATAATGGGGCCAAAGAACATCAACAACATCTGGTGTTACGGTATCTCGCTCAGGCACGCTCGAGCCGCAAATCTCGACGTACCCGAAGAACTTACCGTGAACCGAGTTATATACGATCTCTAAGGAGGATAGCATGCCTAATCTTGATTTGATCAAGTTGGAACAGGAGCGCGCTCAGATGCTCGATCAGATGGGCGAAGGACCTGCATCAACTTCGCCAGGGGGTTGTTGCGGGGTTGCCGTCGGGATTTTTGTTACTGTATTCGTTCTTCTCATTATCTTAGCCGTGGTACTAGCATTCAGAAATGGAGTGTAAAATGAAAGTTCTAGTCGTCCACTCTGGTGGTCTCGATTCGACGGTCGTGCTCGCAATGGCTCTCAAGGATGGCGACAACGAAGTCGAGACAGTGTCGTTTTCCTACGGAAGCAAGCACGAGAGAATGGAACTCGGTGCAGCTCTCCGCATCGTCGAGTTCTATGAAATTCAGGACAACGTCATCGTAGTTCCTCAGATCTTCGGCGAGCAAAGCGCACTGCTATTCGACGGGAAGATCAAAATGCCTCACATGACGTATAGAGAGATTCGAGAGGCCGAAGGTCCGTCGCAGACAGTTGTCCCGTTCCGTAACGGCGTCTTCCTCGCAATGGCAGTTGCACTAGCTGCAGGTAAAGGGTTCGACGAAGTGCACGTAGGTATGCACGCGGAGGACGCTCATAATAGCGCCTACCCTGACTGTCGCTTCGACTTCGTCGGCGCGTTCGCTGCCGCGGCTTACATCGGCACGTATCATCAAATCAAAGTCGTTGCGCCACTCATCAACATGCAGAAAGCCGACGTGGTATGGTGCGGCAACAAACTCAACGTCCCATTCCACCTTACTTGGTCGTGTTACGATCCAGTGTCCGCAGTCAACTCAGGAGCCGTATACGTATACGCGTGTGGTCTATGTCCAACGTGTTCCGAAAGGATTCATGCATTCAAGGTATGTGGCTTTGCAGATCCAATTCCGTACGCAATTCCGGTGGAGTGGTAAGATGAAAATCGTAATCTATGATAAAGAACATCCTAATCCGAATGCAAATTCGGATGCGGACGGTCATATCTTCCATGATGATGGTAGGGTAACTCCGATCTATCACGAATCGCGGCTACACGGTTGTATGATTGGGATGGAGCCTGTTCCTGATCATCCTGATTACTACGTGGGAGGTCCGAAGTGAAGATTAGTAAAACGTACACTTTTGACGCAGCGCATCAACTTGTCGGCCACGAAGGCAAGTGCAAGAACTTACATGGTCATACTTATTCCGTGACTGTTGAGATCGAAGGGGAACAAATTCATAACCCCGGAGCGTCCGACGATACGATGGTTATGGATTACGGCAACCTTGATATTATCGTAAAACCAGTCATCGAACAACTCGATCACGCGTTTCTCTACGGAGACGCCGACGTCGGTGCTGAAGGTCTAAGCTCTGTCTACGTCTACGTGAACCAACTCGATCTCAAACGTTGCTACGTTGGCAAGCGGTCTACTGCCGAAGAGATTTGCTACTACATCTGGGGTATCTTAGCTATCGGTATACCCTCGAGTACGAGACTTACTGTCAACGTGAGCGAAACGCCAAAGACTTCGGCTTCCTACGAAGCTTTGGTAGGAGGCAAAATTCTAAAAACTGAGCCGCCGTTGCTATGGAAGTACTATGGAGACCCAAAATGAAAACGTATCCTATCAGCGAGTGCTTTGGGCCAACTATCCAGGGTGAGGGCAGGCAGATCGGCAAGATCTGTTACTTCGTTCGTTTCGCAGGTTGCGATAGCGCTTGTTCGTGGTGTGACACGAAGTACGCGATAAACCCGAGCTTCGAAGGTTGGAAGAAGGAAGACATAACGGCGAAGCAGATCGTCAACGTCGTTGACCATCTAAGAGGCTACGCAGATTGGATCATTCTTACTGGAGGTAATCCGGCACTCTTCGTCGACGAACCTTTGCTCAGAGAGCTTATAAGATCAGGTTTCAACACTGCAATGGAGACGCAAGGGACAGTGCTTACCAGCGAGCAGGTAGAGCTACTTGACGAGCTCACGATCTCACCGAAGCCTCCGTCGTCGGGAATGAGCGAGAGGACAGATTGGGTCAACATCACGCAAGCGTGCAACAAACGCCGAGCACTCGGCCTATCTACAACTCTCAAGTTCGTAGTATTCAGCAGCGAAGATATTGCTTGGATCAAATCGCTGAAGTTGCCGAACGCTCACCGTTACATTTCGATAGGCACACCACTAGGAACGGACGTACAAGGCGTCTTGGAACGAACTAGATACATCGTCGAGACGCTTACTCACGACGATTTCTTTGGCAGCTTCAGCGTTTTACCTCAGTTACACTATTTACTTTGGGGTAGTAGGAGAGGTGTATGAAAATCATCACGGCCATAAGCGTTCCAGGTGAACCAAGTGACTGCGACTGCGACTGCGCGGGTATAGGTCCACATCACAACGTGTACATTACCTATCTAGAGTGTGGGCACTCTATCGCATCTAACGTGAAGCCGGTTGGAGCCACATCATTTTGTCCTAGGTGCAGGACGAGACAAAAAGTTCTAACAACACGGCCAGCAGGTAACGGTGCACCTGCGAAGCTTGTCCCACAACTCGCTTCGGTTGTTAGAGCGAACGCGTACATAGATCACATACTTGCAAAACTAGGAGACCGCAATGAAGCCAAGTAACGTTGCACTGATGAAGCTCATCATCGACGACATCTTCCCAGAATTCGAGTGGGACGATAGTTCGGAGAGAACCGCAGAGCGTTTCGTTGCCTACTTGAAGGAGTATGCTCCCGGACCTCGTCAGTTCAAGTTGACAACGTTTCCTGTAGACGTCAACCAGCTCATCATGTGCGGACCAATTCGCTTCAGTTCTGTTTGCAAGCATCATTTGCTCCCCTATACGGGGACAGCGTGGGTTGGCTATATTCCGAACGATCTCATGGTCGGAGCGAGCAAGATACCAAGACTTGTCAAATGGTGTGCTACGAAGCCATCGACGCAAGAAGAACTCACTGCCGAGATTGCTTCCTATCTCAAGCACGAGCTGAGTGCTATGGGCGTTGCGGTCACAATGAATGCCGTACACACCTGCATGGCATGTCGAGGCGTTCGCGAAGAGGATGCACACCTCATTACGTCCGAGATGCGTGGCGTCTTTCTAACTAGTGGCGAGGCTCGCCATGAGTATCTTACTCTAATGACGGAGCGGTAACGTGCTTACCGGTGCCGAGAAGGTCGTTCTAACCTTAGACTCTTATCAAGCCCTCGCGTCGGCGACAGCAATGAAGCTCGACAATAGGCCAGAGGCACTAGCTTGTTGGGGTATGTGCCTTGCTGGGGAAGTCGGAGAGCTTCTCAATTTCCTAAAGAAGGTCCTTTGGCACGGCAAGGACTTTGACGTCGAAGTAGTGACAGAAGAAGCTGGAGACATTCTCTGGTATCTAGCGATGCTTTGCGACTCGGTCGATATCAACCTTAGCGAAGTTGCCGAGCGCAATCTTGTGAAGCTACAACGTCGCTATCCGAACGGGTTCAAGAAGAAATGAACAAACATCCAGCAGCTAACTGCGAAGCATGTCCGTTGAAGGACCAAGCGTTTGTACCGAGCGAACTCAAAGAGGGTGCGCTCTATACAATGATTGGTGAAGGTCCTGGTTGGCACGAGGTACAGCAGAAGAGGCCATTCGTAGGACCTTCAGGCGATAAGCTCTGGAAGCTACTTGCTCAAGTCGGCATTGCGAGGGAGCAATGCAATGTACTAAACGTTACATCGTGTTTCCCTCCTGGTGGAGAAGAAGGTAAGGAAGCTATCGTCAACGCAGCGGCCTGGTGCTGCAAAGGACGAGTGGAAGAGGAGCTCGTGAACAACCACCAGCTCTTCATGGGGGACGTTGCCAGGGAATCGCACTTTCCTGAGCAACAGCAGGGTATGTCGCTAACAACTATAAGAGGTAGATGGGTGGGGAACTCGTTAGCGACATACCACCCTGCATTCATCATGCGCGACCCAAAGTTCGCGAAGTCGTTCATCGAAGACGTTGTGAAGTTTGCTGCAGGACCAAAGAAGCCTTGTGAAGTTCCGTCTTATGAAGTTGTCACCAACCTTGCTCAGCTCGAACCTTTTCTCGACGCCAAAGTCGTCTCGTACGACCTTGAGACAGATCAAATTGGCCTCGATAACGACATTCTACTAATGGTACTTGCGGCAAACCCATACCATGCGTATATCGCGCCAGGAGCACACCCAGGAGCACCATATAACCTCCTCTACAGAACAAAGAACGATCCGTTCTGGCGACGTTTCTGGAATTCTGATATTATCTTTGTTGGCCACAACGGGAAGTTCGATGCTCGCTTCCTGCGTTACCAATTAGGATGGCCTGCACGTGTTGATTTCGATACGATGCTCTCGCATTGCATATTAGATGAAAGGACGGGTGGCGATGAAGCCAAGGCCTCTTTTCACGATCTCAAAGGATTGGCTGCGCGTTACCTCGATGAACCAGACTGGGAAGTGGGACTGCACGAGCATCTCAGTTCCCGTAACGACTACTATAGCAAGATTCCTTTCCCTAAACTCTGTCAGTATGCTGCTTACGATGCCACCCGAGCCTTTTCCCTTGCTCCTTTGTTCAAAGATAGACTTGTAGACGAAAAGTTGTTCCAACGTCCGTTCAACAATATCACAATGCCTCTCGCTGACCTATTTACTGAAGCGGAAACTATCGGTGTACACGTAGACGTTGACTACATAGTTACACAGCAAGCATCATTCAACAAAACGCTTGTTGGTATTGAAAGACAAATTGCAGAGATGAGCGGCAATGCCATTGAGAATCTCAACTCGCCGCCACAGGTCGCACACTACCTTTACGATATTCTAAAGCTACCGCAGCCGCGTGGAAGGAAGATAAAGGAGAGGTCGACGAACAAGGATGTGCTTGAGGCGTTGAAGGGAAAACATCCTGTCATCGACCTCATACGTCAGTACCGTCGTATCCACAAGCTGCAAACTTCATACTTCGACAACGTGTTGGAGATGCTTGACCACAACGACGATGCACACTTCGATACCAAGATTGCTGGGACGGAGATTGGAAGGCTTGCGATTGTCAAGCCAGCAATGCTTACGATACCACGGGCCGACGATAGGGAAGTAGGTCAATACGGCAAGATAGTGAAAAACTGTTACATCCCACATCAAGGTAACAAGTTTGGAGTGTGCGATTACGGTCAAGCGGAAATCCGTGTCGCAGCAGCGGAGAGTGGCGACCCGTTCTTGCTTGGCATCTTTCGTGACAAGCGTAGTATGCATAAGGAAGTTAGTATTGCAATGTACGGTGTCGACTACACGAAGACTCAGTACATGAATTGCAAAATGTTCGACTTCTCATATTTTTATGGGGGAAACGAATACAGCTTTGCAGATAGTGCTGGCCTGCCGATCGAGATTGCAAAGAAGTTCGTTCATGACTATAACAAGCTAATGCCTAGGTTCCTAGCCTACAAACAGGAGCAATACACACTGCTTCGTAAGCAAGGCTACGTAACGACGAGGACAGGACGTAAACGGAGATTCCCACTTATAAACAATGTGAACGAGGACGACGCAAGAAAGACTGCAGTGCATATGCCGTTAGCTGGTGGGGCAGCGGATTGTACGTCGCTTGCAGCAATCAATGTTAGGCCTAAGATAGCATCGTTAGGTGCTAGGGTTGTGCTGACGGTTCACGATTCGATATTGGTGGAGTTCCCTGACAATGTCGAAGTTGAACGCCAAGTGCTTACACTCGTTCACGACGAGATGATAGCCGTTGCATCCGAAATCTATCCTGAGGTGCCTTGGGAGGTAGATAGTGAATCAGGTTACAGATGGGGCAGTATGCAGGGTGTGCAAGCGTGAGTTTCCGGTCACAACATTCTACCGTGACGCGACGAAGCCAAGTGGTAGGATGACTATCTGCCCTGAGTGCTATAAAGCATCGCGTAAACAGTTCAGAATTGAGGGCAAGCACAAGACCTCGTCTCTCAAGTACCGAACCGATCCTAGAAACCAAATAAAGCTACTTGCCCGACAGGCAGTGCAGGCTGCAGTCAAGAACGGTACGCTCTACAAACCGCAATGTTGTCAGTTTGGTATTGCTACGAAGTTTGAAGGTATTCACTGGCCTGTTGGAACTGAATTTACTAATTGCGAGAATACCGACATTGAGGCACACCACTATCTCGGATACAGCCAACAACACTGGACCACCATAATCTGGTTGTGCCCTCTTCATCATGCACTAATGGGAGAGTAATATGGCTGATCTTCATATCTACGTAAATGGTGCTTATATCTCAATTCGAATGTATGTAGCTTCTAGAGAGGCTGCGGAGTTGCTAGCTGCTCAGTACGGTATGCGAATTCGCAGACACAGGAATGTTTTCGAAGCGTGTACGTCTAGTCGAAAGGCATTACGTTGTGTTGTACCCAAACTTGCAGCGAACTATCCAGATATGTTCGACAAGCTCGAGTACGTAGCTGAGTACGCCCAAGAAGGTACTAGCCCGGGAAGAAGATTGGAAATAACAAATATACTACGGAGGAAAAATGAAGACAATCACGCTAACTCTTAGATCTCGCGCCAAGGGTGAGTGGCACGATGCTGCAGTGATAATGAACGCTTTGACCTCGATATCTGCAGGCAAGTCGTTCGCAAAGGGATCTTCCCTCATGCTGATGGCAGGGAAGATCCAAATAGCGATCGAGTCCTCTGACCTCGATACTTCGCCTCAGACTGAGATAGAGGTCGAGCTCACGAAGAACGAGGGGGCCTTCTTGTGGAAATCTCTGAGCGGAGCTGCGGCAAGGGTATTTGGCAGAAACGCAATGGGGCAGGAGATTGCTCCAACAGTGGGCTACCTATCGCTCATGATGCAAGACCTTGCTGGACAGCTTGGCGAGGAAGTTGAAGTCGAAAAGGAAGAGGAAGAGTCAGATGATGCGGACAGCGTCGTGTAGGGTTTGCTCGTAGATCTCCATCCAAGCATCCTTGCCCTCTCTTCCATCGGGCATGAAGCCTAAATAGAGTTCGTAGTTGCGTGGAGACATCTGAGTTCGCGCAATTCTGGCTTGCACAAACTCTCTACTCGGGTACTTGTAGTGTAGGAACATGAAAACTGGCCACTTACTTTGTACGACGCTCCCGGTAAGTGATTTAGTATGATGTCTGCCAGGATGGTAAACAGGAACTACATCTCTAGCGAAAACTGCAACCTTATCGTACATCGTATCGTGTATACCAGTTCTAATGTGTTTTGTAAGCGAAGTCCCTTTTGGTGGTAACGATGTACCTACCATCCGGTACCCCTCACATCGCGGTACCGTTATTCCTTGTCTTGAGCATTCCTCAAGTACTGCTCTCACGTCTCCGCTGGGATGGTACACTGCCTCATCTACGTCAACGATGACGTACCAATCGGCATAGATGGTCTTGTAGAAGGTATTTGCAACCCTCGTCCGTTCCTCGTCGTCGATAAGGCCCCCAGTAGCTAGTCTATGTTCTACACGGGCAACATTGCAAGTGCGAGCTATCTCACAAGTCGAGTCTGTGCTTCCGTCGTCGAGGATTATGATCTCGTCCGCGAACTGAGAGTAGTGTTGAAGGAAGTACGGCAGCATTTCCTCCTCGTTCCACGTCTGTGTGATAACAACAACCTTCATATTAGATCCTCGCATAGACGTCACCCCAGTTCATTCCTGAGTGCCGTGGTTCTTCGTTTAGAGCTGCAAGGTGGGTGTCTTTATCGACCCAATCGTCAAACCTGTACTCATTGCTTTCGATCCCCACTCCGTCGATCGTATCGTTGACAATGTAGTTGAACTTTCTATATCCAAACTTGTCATGGAGAAAGTTCACACACCACGTACTCCCCTTCTTCCACTGCTCCCCTACATGGAACTCAAACGACAGAGCATCGACTGGCCAATTCATTCTGGACAAGACTTCTACTTCGGAGCTTTCGACGTCTACCTTGAGAAACCTTGGCACACCCCACTTTTTGAACATGATATCGAGAGTACTTACTTTGACAAAGTACGTAGTCTTCCAGTGTTCGGGAGGAAACCACGGGGAGTTCTGAATGTAGGCTCGCGAAAAGGTCGACTGGCCTGATACTTTTGCTGGAAAGAACCTTCTTGTGCCTTCGTGATCGTATAACCCGACTGGCTCGATAACTACACGAGGATTATTGCCGTACCTACTTCGAAGCACTTCGAGAGCTTCTGAACTCGGTTCGAAGCAGATGACAGTAGCTCCAAGAGCTAAATATTCGGATGTCTTCACCCCGACGTTCGCTCCTACATCAAATACCAGATCTCCTGATTGTATGAACTCTCCGTAGTCAAGCTTCTTAGTCATACCCCAACTCTTTCATTGCCTTACCGTGCAGCTTCCAGAAGAGCTCCTGGTTTGCTTCACTCATTTCCTCGCGCCAAACACCCACTTTACCACTACGATATTGAGTAGGTTCGATATTGTGTAGTGTCTCGAACGAGATTGGTATACCAGTCTTATCGGATGAGATATGCAACTTCTTGAGAGCATAGTGCAGTGTGAGTACTGGTGCTCTAACTAGATCCTCATACTTCACGACTACTGACGCTCGCTTCTTTACCCACCATAGCACACGCCTGCTCCAGCTGAAACCTGGAGTTGCAATGCTGTTACGAAGAGTGTCTTCAAAGTCTGTCTTTACCCGCTTCTGCGCGATTTTGAAATGGGCTAGGCTCACTAGCGTGTCGCGTCCGTCACGTACTACATAGATAGCTGGAAGCGAATCAGTACAAGCATTATGCGTCTTGATGAAATGAGGTTTTTGATCTAGCATCCAATAAGCAAACTTTTCGTATGTGAGTGCCTCGTATCCATACATCTTGTAGAGCTTACGGGCATCTATGTACCCAGTCTCATCGAAGATTGAGCTCGTCCGACACCCGTATAGATTCCACAGCAAACTCATTACAAACGAGTTCCCGCTTCGTGGAAAAGATGCAACCCAGATAACGCTCATTTTCGTTCTATTATTGTCAGTCCGTTACAGTTCAGACGATTGAGTATGACGTGCCATTTACTAGTATCTAGTAGCTCGTTTATAGCACGCCATAGAGGCCATGAAGGCCCTTCAACTAGCTGTGTAGATAGTTCCCAGAAGGTATCGTGAAAGCCAATCCACTTCCTAACCTGCTCGGAGTGCATTTGGAGCTCACGGTGTGTCTGTTCATAGGTGTGCTCGCTGTCGATGAACAGGAAGTCTACAGGTTCAATTAATTCTAGACAATCGTCTTGCTCCTTGAAGGTGAAGTTGATCCCAGCTAGCTGGGCTGCTTCTAAGTATTCTCGAACGTAGGGGAAGTTGTGGTAATCGTACGAGGTCATCTTCTTCGGATGACCCATGAGAAGTCCAATAGTTGATATACCAGTTCGTACTCCGAACTCAGCGATGTCATCACATTTACTCGCGTAGTCTCTAAGAGTTTCGAGATGTTCCGCGATATCTGAGAAAGGAGAAAATAGAGCGAAGTTATAGAGGGAGTCGATTGTGTTCATATCATCGAGGGGAAGTCATTCGGATAACCTGCTGCTTTTCGTGCACGTAATACCTTGTAGTCGTCTGCAAGATATTGTTCCGTCAACGCGTAAACGATGTCCTTGGTAGCTTTCTCGTGGCGCCAGTGAAGATGTTCTACAATGGACTTTTCAGATGCAACGTAACGTCTTGCTTTCACGGCCCTATCGTAAGTTTCGTTGTCGGAGCAGTAGTGCTTGTACTTTGTTTCGTAGAAGAGCACACCACCCAGTACCTCACGAATTGCTTTGCGGTCAGCAAGGAAGTGACAGCAATGTGTTTTCCTATATCCCTCATCGTGTAGAGGATTCAGGCCGACTATTCCTGACCATCCTGGAAGCGTTGCATGTGACTTGAGAGCTTCTTCTAGCCAATTGTCGTGACAATAGACGTCGTCAGCAATAGTAACTACATAATTGCCAGAGCATACCCTCAACCCTCTGTTCCAACTTACAAGCGCACCCTGGTGCTTTTCGTTGAAGATAGTAAGAAGTTGTAACTCCGCTGCTACTGCAAGAGTTCGGCTACAACGGCCGTCGACGACTGCAACAATTTCGACATCGAAACCAGTAGTAGTCTCACGAAGCCGTTTTATACATTCGCGGAACTGATCTGGTCTATACATACTGGGAACGATGATAGAAATCATCGACGACCTGGTCTGATACCCACTTTGCCAAGTGTCTGCCAAGGAGTTAGTGTAGTTAGTCCATCATTGCCCGCCGTTGCTACATAATATGATATCATTTTATCCTCCTGTTAGCTGTAATCGAGTTTCAATGTCACTCAGTCGTCCCCCAGGTTAGCAGAATGGGGGCATGGGCGGAATCGGTGGCGACAGAAGCGGCATAGTAGTCCGTTCTGCTTGTGCACTTGGAAGCGACACCTAAGCAAACAAGTTGACGCCAGTGGCACTGTCCAGTCTGGCTTCCAACTGAGCAATCCGCACTTGCAAATTTGCGATGACGGCTAGCGTCGAGTTACCTTCATCCTTCGTTACAAATCCAAAACCAGTGTTTTGCACCAAGTCCTGCAAGGCATAGTCTGGTGTTCCTGGCGCAGTGTGGGTGATCGTCGTTAGTTGCGCCGTCAATGCTGCGCCACGAACTACTGCCGCCCCGCCGTAGAAGCCAAGCATTGCAGCCGCGCCGTTCGTCTCTAGCCGGAATCCTTCACGAACGCCGCCGGAATCGTATGCACTCCATATACGACGAGTAGTATAACTTGCGTGTGTCGCAATTACATACAGCCACTGGTCAAGCCCCATTAGCGTCGCAGCCGTCGTGCTGGACTTGCCAGCCATGACTATACTGCCGCCGTCGCCATTCGCACCAGAACCCAGTGCCGTCAATCCGAGCATCTGCGAGATGCCTGCAGCAGCATCCGCCCGCGTGAATCCTACGAGCGGCGTTGCAACAGCCTGTGTCGTAAAACCCGTGACGAGAAGTTGTTTGGCATCGGAGCGTCCAGTGATGGAGGTCGCTCCGTTCAATAGTGTTTGCACGATGTCCGTGTGGCCCAGAGTTACGGTGTTGCCTCCCGCGCCGATTGCGTTTGCGCCAATGACGATTTCGTTCGTGTTACCATTGGCGCTCGCACGAACGTTATAGCCGATTAGAACAGCATTGTTGGCGGTCGTCAACGTGTTAGAGCCAGCGCCGCGATACCTGCCAGCGCTAACTCCGAGCGCAACGTTGCAATCGCCTGATGTCAGATAGAATAGACCGGAGCCGCCGATTGCGGTATTGTTAGAACAGGCAACGCTGCTATACAGAGCGCGATACCCAAGTCCGAAATTACCTGCCCCGACTGTACTGGCGTTTAGGGCCTGGTATCCGACCGCAACGTTATAGTCGCCTGTCGTGGAGTTGTAAAGTGACTGGTAGCCAAGAACAGTGTTTCTGATTCCTGTTGTGTTGTATCTACCACACCCGGCCCCAACGAAAGTATTCCCGGCCGTGGCGGAACTAGCGAGTAACTCGAACTTGGTTACACTGTCCGAACTGGTCAACACAAAGACCGCAGTTGAGGCTGCTGTGATTTTCTTGATTGAAATAACGATTGTACCAACAAAATCAGACGTGGGCGTGATAACGAGATTGGCAGTTGACGTAGTAGTCGGGCCAAATGTGCCAGTGGCCGTAATTCCAGCCAGCGATTGTCCACCGAACGCGATAGTAAATGAGCCTCCAGCCGGGCCAGAGACGGTGTAAGCAATCTGGTATTTGGTTGTGTTTTCCGCCGCTGTAGACTGCGACAGCGCGGTCGTGTTGCCTACATCGTGTGTCCAACCGGTAGCCCAATCACCCGTCCAGTCAACGGAAGTCCAACCGGATGCGGACAGAAACTCAACGTTAAAAGTCGGAGAGTCTGTAGCAGTTGTACCCTTCACAGTTACGGGGTCAGTGAACGAGAAACTTGGTGCAGTCCCTGCCGCGTCCAACGTTACTGCGCCTGTCGTCGCAGCCACGCTCACAGTCAGCGAGGCCGGGCCAGTCGGATTCGTTAGCGCCAGTTGTGGGATAGTCGTCGTGTTGATAGTCTGCGCTGCATTGAATGTCACTGGCGGAGTGAACACGAATCCCGCGCCGACCGGCAACGTAGCAAATGTCGTTACGCCGGCATTAGATACATTTGCCGTCCAATAATAAGCGTCATCGTAAGCATGTCGGAGTCCGCCGCGAGCGCGAAGGGCAAACTCGTCTGCGGCCACACTGTTGAAGTCGGCGGCTGTTTGATCTGCATATAGGAATGAACCGTCGTGAGTGATAACTGCCCTTTGTCCAATCCCTACGGATTTGTCTCCAGATACATTGTGCAAAATCCCAATCGCTACTGAGGTATCCCCGCTGACGGTAGAAGAACCAGTAGGATGGGACGGCGCAATCAGTATTGACCCATTTCCAGACGATGTTCCTTTACCGATTGCAATTGCCTGAGGACCAGATGCGACTGGAAAATAACCAATCGCCAGTGAGCTAGCGCCGCTTGCCTCGCCTCTCGTGGCAATCAATACTGAGGCAGAACCACTCGCAACCTCAGCGGCAAGAGCGCGCCCAGCTTGAATTTCGATTGATCCAAGACCGCGTGCGTTCCCGACTTCCGTTGTGGTGCCGCCTGTGACAATGATGGCTGGAAAGAGTGTTCCGGCCTGTAATGTTCTAAAGACAAGTTGCCCAACTTCCGCCGCGTTGGTTGGCGTTTTCCAGACCGCCTCGATCATGCCCGCTACGACGTTGTTTCCGCCTGCGTTCTCAAGCTGAAAGTCAATTCCTGCGCCAAACAGAGCCGCTGCCATACCACTTGTGATGTGCGAAACTCGAAGCGGATAGACAACCGTGTTAGTCGCCGCATCTGAGATTTGGGCCGTGAGACGAGTGGCATCCCAGGTCAGATTTGCGCTTCCGGTCAACAAGTTTCCAGCATCGCCATATCCAATATAGGTTGCAGTTAACGCCGGTATTCCTCCGCCGGCACCCCATGACAGAACTCCAACACCATTGTTAGTAAGCACACCCGCTGCGTTTGCTAGGCTGACTAGCTTCTTACTCGCGTCAGCGTAGACGACGGTATCGGCGGTGAGGCTACCTACAGAGAAACCACCGCCGTTATAGAATCTTGCAACCTCAGCGTTGTTTGTCTTTACGACGAGGTCTTGAGCATCTCTGGTACCGACGAAATTCGTGCCTGCCACTGTACCTAAGTTACCGACCAACGCCCAACCAGCAGCTGCTACACCCGCCGTTGGATCTTGAACAACTGTACGAACATCCCAGATATCAGGCCAGCCAACCTTTGTTTGTGTATTGTAGATGAATATGGAAGATAGAGGTATGCCGTCTCCCACTGCTGGCATTGGTACCAAGCCATCAGGATCGCTAACGGATCCTGTGTACGCAAACGACGTACCCGTGATATAGTCTAAGTTTCCGTTGTGGTCAAGATAGACCGTTACGAACAGAGCCTGATTCGATACTACGGGGACGAGAGAGGTAAATTGGGGTGTGCCTGTACCCGCGAACCATACAAAGCTACCACCAAGAGCGAAGTAGTCAGACTCGACATACACACCCATCGAGTTGGGAGCTGTAGGCCGTGTGAGGAGAGGCATAAACTGTCGCTTGAACACCCATGTGATATCGCCTTGCGCAGATCCAGTTCCGCCGCTAAAAGAGTGCTGTGCTCCGTGGTTCGGAAGGAACGCTTGACCGGAGCCTCCTGTGCTCATCCCAGCTTCGTTGACGTCGTATACTCTCCAGTGGCCTCCTTCTCTAATTACCAACACTGGTAAATTGAAAGACCTCAACACGCTTCTATTGAGAGCTTCAACGAGTTCGGACTGTACACCACGCAACCGAACATATACGTAGTCAGGACGATTGGGCACTTGTACTACCGCACTCCCACCCGAGTACGTACCAAGAAGTCCAGGAATGAGGATTGGAGTATCTTGCTTCTTGGCGAGGTGTCCCAGAAAGGCTTTCCGTATCTGTTGTTGAGCTCTAGATAGACTCATGTCACCACCGCGTACTTGACCATAGGTATATTAGAACTGGTTGGCCAGGTTCCTATCTTCGTAACCCAGTCCCCATCTTTCGTTTCCCAGTTACTACCTGTACCTCCTAAAGTCGTAAAGGCAATAAAGCGACGCCAGTTCGATCCTGGTATGCGAGAGACCCAGATAACTTCCGTTGGTGTACTGACGGTTGTGTACCCACCACTTGATGCGGACGTTGGAGCAAACACTCCATCCGTTCCTGGAATGTCGTTCGGAATTCCAAATACACCTCCATCCTGCATCAAGTACCCATCGGCATTTCTGGTCCAGTAAATCGTACCGCCATTAGCTACCAAAGGGTAATCTGGTGCTGCACCTGTTTGAAGGACAGAGCCATCAGCAGCACAAACATGCCCACCAAGAGTTAGTATATTCGTAGTTGGAGCTACTGAGGCAAGACTTGCAAATCCAAGCCAGTAAGGTACGTAAGCGTCAGCACTAAAGTCCCAATAGCCAGGATAGCCGTTAGTCTCTACGATTGCAAGCCAAGAAACCGTTCCGTCACTTCTACAACTGAACTGTTTACCACCCACATAGCCTCGGCCAAAGCCAGGTGCGGGAGGAGTACAGGTGCGAGTTTGAATAGCGCCTAAAGAGCCTCCGCTGCCTGTATAGTATTGGAACACTCCATTTGGAGCCCAGGCTACTGCATTTGTAATCGGAACCCAAACAGTTCCGTTACTATCTACAGACAACGTCTCGGCGTATCCATCGCCAGTGTTTAGTACTTCCGCTCTGATAGCAACTTCAGATTTTACAAGTACCCAGCTTCCAGTCATAATGTGATGGCAGTAGAAGATCCCATTGAGACTTAGATTCGCCCCTGCATACCCTTCGGTAGTGCACAACCAGGCTTCTCCGTTTGCTGCGACGTCGAAGCAAGAAATATGACCAGTAGCAGAAGCAAGAGCGCCACCCCTGATGTTCACCCAGATAGGAGAAACTTCGAAGAAATTGGCAGAGTACCCTATCTGGTGATCGTTTGCAACCACCACGATTTCGTATACAGGTACTGGTATTGGAGGGGGTACTGGTATTGGCGGATAAGGAGGACTCTCAGGATCTGAAGGAACTACAGGCGGTAAGGTAACGGTAACGCCTGGCACGCCCCAAGTCTCAGGCTTGAACGTAATATCAGTTAGCAGAGCCTTCTTGGTTGGATGGTATACGTGTGAGATTCTGATCGGTTGCAACCTCTTATCAACCCAGTTTACAAAGTCATGCTGAAGCGATAGAGTCGACCACTTGAATGGAGCAATATCGTACTCACGATAGTTGCCTGCCATGGGCATGACTACCTCTGGATTCCTCGAGACCTTGTCTGCCCAAATATGTCCAACAAGCTCGCTTAGTTGAGTTTGCGAATTTACAGCGAGTCCTGTAACGTTTTCTGCCCTTCCGAATCTACCAGGAACGTTGCCTGGATATCCTGCAAGGTACGCTTGGAACGTTCCAGTAGCCCCTGAGAAGGCAACCCCCCCAGCCTCGACATATGACGTGTTCGACAACATTACGTCTGTAATCTGAGGTTGACCTCTCCATTTATTTCGAGTAAGATCGTTGAGAACGAGTGCACTGCGAACCGCAATAGGAAGGAACTGTTGCATCATCTCTGCCCAGAAAGTACCTTGAGCATCACAACGCATATCCGCGAGTATTGCAGTCTTATAAAAGTTCCTAACTGGATTTGCTCCGCCACCACGTTCGAAGTCTACGTTTTGGAGTTCCCTCGTATCCAACGTAGGATGAAAATCGGCGATTGTCAGAGCTGTAGTATGCCATCGCAAGAAGTGTGCAACTGCTTTATCTGCAGTCATAAGAGGAATTTCGAACCATGTAGTATCTTGCACTCCAGGTTTGAATAAGGTAGTTGCGCCGAAGACGTCGAGCTTATCCATTATGATGTTCAAGCTTGCAGCTTCAAATTCTACTACATGCGTACTCCAATTGAACTTCAACGTCTCACCCGACACGTAGCCTACGAAGAACGTGTGAGGGCGAT